ACATCAGAGAGAGTTCTTTGTATGTTCGGTAATGTTACTGATGATACTGAAGAAAAGAAAGTGGTTGGATATAGAATGGTATATCCATACCTGTTAAGTATGGGTGCTGTTAATGAAGATGGAACTGTGCCTATAAATTATGCTAGGTGGTGTCCATATTCTCCAATAGAAGATCATAGAATTAGTGGTGAACATATCATCAGTGTTGTATATCCTGATAACAGTATCATAGACAATTATGCTGTTAGATTAAAAGAGATCGGATTAAAAGACGAGCAAATTTTCTATGAGGAGAAGACAGATGGAGATAGCAGCGAATCTACTGCGACTAGCTAATGAATGGATAGTCGCACAGGTTGATGAAGTAGAAGGTGAAACATTACCTGGTGATCCTGATTGTATACTTCGTCAACCTTTTATGGTAGACTATGAAGGTAACCTAAGTCAGTGGCCTAAGAACTCTGATGATCGTGAGGTAATAGTCAGGTCAACTGACATTACCACTATTGTAAGTCCTAGTAAGGATCTACTTGCAAATTATATTAAATCCCTTGAATGAAGTTTTACACAAGTGTTGAACAAGCAGGAAACCGTCTCCTCGTAAGAGGATATAATAATGGTGAGAGATATAGCGTTCGGGTTCCTTTTAACCCAACGCTTTTTTTGCCTACAAAAAAATATTCTAAATGGAAAACACTAGAAGGTGAGTGGGTAGAACCACATAAGTTTGGTTCTATAGCAGAAGCAAGAGATTTTGTAAAACAATATAAAGAAGTTCCAGACTTTGAGATACATGGAAATACAAGATTCTTATATCAATACATTGCTGAACAACATCCAGAAGAAGAACTCAAGTTTGATTCGAGCAAGATCCGCATATTCAATATTGACATCGAGACAGCAGCAGAGAATGGTTTTCCCGATATTGAATCTGCCGATCAGGAGATACTTGCCATCTCAATCAAAGATAGTTTCACTGGTAGGATTACTGTGTTCGGGGCAAGACCATACGATAACAAAAACTCCATGGTGGACTACATGCATTTCAGATCAGAAGAAAGCATGTTGGGAGCATTCCTCGACTACTGGCAAGCAAACTTTCCAGATGTAATTACAGGATGGAATGTACAGTTGTTTGATATGCCATACATCTGTAATCGTATTAATCGTATACTTGGTGAGAAGTTTGTAAAATTATTATCACCATGGAAATTAGTATCACAACGTGAGATTTTTATTAAAGGTCGTAAACAATTTGCTGTTGATACACTTGGCATATCTACACTTGATTACCTAGAACTATACAAGAAGTTTACTTATTCTAATCAGGAATCATATCGTCTTGATCATATCTGTTCTGTTGAATTAGGTGAGAAGAAACTAGATCACTCTGAGTATGATACATTCAAAGAGTTCTATGAAAACAACTGGCAAAAGTTTATTGATTATAACATTCATGACGTCCGTCTAGTTGACAAACTAGAAGACAAGATGAAACTGATTGAACTTGCATATACCATGGCATACGATGCTAAGGTAAACTTTGAAGATGTATTCAGTCAGGTTCGTATGTGGGACAACTACATTTATAATGAACTAAACAAACGTAAGATTGCTATACCTCCTAAGAAAGAAGCAACAAAGACTGAGAAGTATGCAGGAGCATATGTAAAAGAACCAATACCAGGATTCTATGATTGGGTTGTATCTTTCGATCTCAACTCTCTGTATCCTCATCTTATTATGCAGTACAATATCTCTCCAGAAACACTCGAAGATACTAGACATCCTAGTGCGAGCGTTGAGGGAATTTTAAATCAAAAGGTAGAGATTGATAGGAAGTTTGCTACATGTGCTAACGGAGCACAGTATAGTAAAGATGAGCATGGGTTCTTACCTCAGATGATGCAGAAGATGTATGACTCTAGAGTCATCTTCAAGAAGAGAATGATCAAAGCAAAGCAACAGTATGAAAAAACTCCTACTGTCGAACTTACAAAAGAGATTGCTCGTTGTAATAATATACAGATGGCAAAGAAGATTTCTCTCAACTCTGCCTATGGTGCTATTGGTAATGAACACTTCAGATATTATAAGACAGCAAATGCAGAAGCAATCACACTGTCAGGACAGGTTTCTATCCGTTGGATAGAGAACAAAATGAATAGTTACCTAAATAAACTGCTCAGTACAGACAAGGAGGATTACGTAATTGCATCTGACACAGATTCAATATATCTTAATCTTGGACCTCTTGTTAATAAATTTTTTGCTTCTAAGTCTAGCGACAAAGCAGCAATTGTTTCCTTACTTAATAAGATATGCGAAGAAAAACTGGAACCATTTATCGAGAAGAGTTATCAGGAATTGGCGACGTACGTTTCGGCGTACGAACAAAAAATGAGTATGAAGAGAGAAAATATTGCAGACAGAGGAATATGGACAGCGAAGAAGAGATATATATTAAACGTATGGGACTCAGAAGGAGTCAGGTATAAAGAACCCAAGATGAAAATCATGGGTCTAGAAACTGCTAGGTCATCAACACCAGCATACTTTCGGGATAAATTATATGCAGCGTTTCAGATTATTATCGGCAAAGACAATGATGAGCTTATCAATTTCATCAATGGAGTCCGCAGTGAAACAAAAGAGCGACCCTACGATGAAGTCGCCTTCCCCCGTGGAGTCAACAACCTTAGCAAGTACAGACATCCAACAACAATTTACTCAAAAGGAACCCCAATCCATGTCAGAGGGGCACTCCTATACAACTGGTACGTCAAAAAATATAAAGTAGAACATAAGCATCCATTTATACAGGAGGGTGAGAAGATCAAGTTTATGTACTTGAAAACACCTAACCCTCTACACGAAAACTGTATCAGTTTCTTTGGCGAACTGCCAAAGGAATTTGGTATAGAGAAATATGTTGATTATCAAACACAATTTGAGAAGAGTTTCTTGGAACCTTTGAAAAATGTGCTACAATGTATTGGGTGGACACATGAAAAAGTTATTACTATTGGGAGTTTCTTTGAATGACTAAAAAAGTCTTTGTTGTCACATGGACTAACCATGTTGTCGGACAAATAAGTTCCGATAGCATTAAATGTTTTGACGAGTATGATACTGCTCGTTCTTTTGCTCAGTTGATGAGTAAAGATTATGATTATGTAAATTTTTATGAGGAAGAAGCAACACAATGGGATTCTTAGATACAGTAATTAAAGACAGTGGCAATGAATTTGCTAGTATAGTAAGTGATGGAGTTGCTGCGGGTGACGTAGACAACTATGTTGACACTGGTTCTTATATTTTTAATGCTCTTGTAAGTGGTTCTTTATATGGAGGTATACCTTCTAACAAAGTTACTGCACTTGCAGGAGAGAGCAGCACAGGTAAAACATTCTTTGCACTAAGTGTTGTTCGTAATTTTCTAGAAGCAAATCCTACAGGAGGAGTCATATATTTTGAGACTGAATCTGCTATCTCTAAGGAGATGATTGAGTCTCGTGGTATTGATTCTCAACGTATGGTATTGTTTCCAGTATCTACTATTGAAGAATTTAGAACACAAGCTTGTCGTATCGTAGACAAGTATATGAAAGAATCAAAGAGAGAACCAATGATGTTTGTTCTTGACTCTCTTGGTATGTTATCTACATCAAAAGAGATGGATGACATCTCTAATGATAAACAAGTTAGAGACATGACGAAATCACAATTAATTAAAGGTGCATTTCGTGTATTGACTTTGAAACTAGGTCAAGCAAAGATACCTATGATAGTGACAAATCATACATATGATGTGATAGGATCTTATGTTCCTACAAAAGAAATGGGTGGTGGAACAGGACTCAAGTATGCAGCATCAACTATAATCTATCTTGGAAAGAAGAAGGAGAAAGAAGGTACAGAACTTGTTGGTAACATAATAAAATGCGAAGCAAAAAAATCTCGATTAACAAAGGAGGGAAGTAAAGTTGAAACTAGATTGTATTTTGATGAACGTGGACTTGACAAATATTACGGACTATTGGAGTTGGGTGAACAGTATGGAGTCTTTAAGCGTAAAGGAAATCGTATTGTTGTCGGGGAGTCTAGCGTCTACCCTTCTGCTATTCTCAAGGATCCAGAGAAGTACTTCACCGAAGGAGTAATGCAACAACTGGAGGAGGCAGCTAATAAGGAGTTTAGTTATGGTGGTTGATACAATTTTATTTGGAGATTGTCGTGAAACTTTAAAAGAGTTAGATACCAAGGTACGGATGTGTGTAACATCTCCACCATATTACGGTTTGAGAGATTATGGAACTGCTACTTGGGTAGGAGGAGATCCAAATTGTAATCACATGAGAGACTCAAAAGTTAAACCTGAGAATTGTATCACTGGTCATAAGAACCATGGTAAAATGGCAGGAGTTGGGGATGCAATATACAAAACTGTTTGCCCTAAGTGTGGTGCTGTTAGACAAGATAGTCAGATAGGACTTGAAGAAACACCAGAAGAATATATTGAAAATCTTGTATCTGTTTTTAGATCAGTGCGTGATGTGATGACTGACGATGGCACACTGTGGGTCAACATAGGTGATAGTTATTACAATTACAGACCTGGTAAAGGACAAGCATTACCAAAACAAACTGTAAGTAAAACAAAACAAGATCTACCTGATGAATGTGCTAAGAGAGGTAACAAACTTGAAGGTCTCAAAGAAAAAGATTTAATAGGAATACCATGGATGTTAGCATTTGCATTGCGTGCAGATGGATGGTATCTAAGACAGGATATTATATGGCATAAACCTAATCCTATGCCTGAGAGTGTGAGAGATAGGTGCACTAAATCACACGAATATATTTTTCTACTTTCTAAAAATCGTAAATACTATTATAATAATGAAGCAATTAAAGAACCCGTCAAGCAAGACTGGGGTACAAGAGACCGCAGTAAAGGTAAGTACCATAATCCTGGCACTGGCTTGGTTCCTCATAGTGGGTTATCCAAGTCTTACACTACTAAAAACAAACGGGATGTTTGGACAGTAACAAATAAACCATATAAGGGAGCACATTTTGCTTGCTATCCACCTGAGTTAATAGAACCATGTATAAAAGCAGGAAGTGAAGAAGGTGATATTGTATTAGATCCATTTATGGGATCAGGAACAACAGCAATTGTTTCTAAATCGTTAAATAGACATTATATTGGTTGTGAATTGAATGAAGATTATGGTAAACTTCAAAAGAAGAGGTTGAGTGAGAAATCATTTGCAAGGTTAAAACTAGAATGACAGAAAGAATAGAAGAAACAATACTTCGCAATCTAATATACAATGAACAATACTATCGTAAGGTAGTGCCATTTATAAAAGCAGACTATTTCCAAGAGTACCATGAAAAAATTGTATTTGAAGAGATTGCTGACTTCGCTGCTAAGTACGATAAAGTACCTACTAAAGAAGTCCTCACAATTAATCTCCAGAATAGAGGAGACCTTACAGAAGAGACATTCAAAGATTCAGTACAGGGAATAAATTCTCTTTCTGATGAGTGGGTGGATTATGACTGGTTGTTAGATGCCACAGAGAAATGGTGTCAAGATCGTGCTATATACTTAGCACTCATGCAGTCTATTAAGATCGCTGATGGCGGAGACAAAAAGTTCACAAAGGGTGCTATACCCAGTATTTTACAAGATGCTTTGGCAGTTTCATTTGATGAACATATCGGACATGACTACATTGAACAATCATCAGACAGATATGAATTCTACCACAGGAAAGAAGAGAAAATTCCCTTTGATTTGGAAAAGTTTAACTTTATCACGAAAGGTGGTCTCCCTAACAAGACTCTCAACATCGCTCTTGCTGGTACAGGTGTCGGGAAGTCTCTATTCATGTGCCACATGGCTGGTTCCGCCCTCACTCAGGGGTACAACGTTCTCTACATTACATGTGAAATGGCAGAGGAGAAGATTGCTGAACGAATTGACGCAAATCTTTTAAACGTAAGCGTCAAGGACATCATGGAACTACCTGAGGTTTTATTTAATTCAAAAGTAAATGAGATCTCTAGAAAGACACAAGGTAAATTGATCATTAAAGAGTACCCTACTGCATCTGCACATGCAGGACATTTTAAGGCACTCCTAAGTGATCTTAAATTAAAGAAAGATTTTACACCTGATCTTATCTTTGTTGATTATCTAAACATTTGTGCTTCTGTTAGATATAAAGGTGCTGTTGTTAATTCGTATACCTATGTTAAAGCGATTGCTGAAGAGCTTCGGGGTCTTGCTGTGGAAAGTAATTTACCTATTATCTCTGCTACTCAAACTACTCGTAGCGGTTACGGTAACTCTGATCCCGATCTCACTGACACTTCTGAGTCTTTTGGTCTCCCTGCCACTGCTGATTTTATGTTTGCCCTTATATCTACTGAGGAACTTGAACAACAAGGTCGCATCTTGGTCAAACAACTTAAGAACAGATACAATGACCCGACTACCTCACGAAAATTCATTCTGGGAATTGACAGATCGAAAATGAGGTTGTATGATGTGGCAGATGACTCTTCTGCTATTACTATAGAAGATGAAGAGGTGGGAGAAACCTTACAACAATTCTCACAAACACAAAACCGATTATCTAAATTTGCAGAATGGAACGTATAAAGCATGTGGACTTTGATAGGTACACTCATTTCGTGGATGCTGTCACAAGCACTCCTAGTAAGGATTTTAAATCTCTTGTTGATCGCTTGGGTGAACTTGACAGAGAAGGTGCCAATATTGAACGTCTTACCACTGCTGGTGTTGGGATTAATGCTGAAGGTGGAGAGTTCCTTGAGATCATTAAGAAGATGGTATTCCAAGGTAAACCATGGAACGAAGACAACCGTGAGCATCTTATTATTGAATTGGGTGATATCATGTGGTACGTAGCACAGGCATGCATGGCACTTGAAGTATCATTTGATGAGGTGATTGCTACCAACGTCAAGAAACTAGAGAAGCGTTATCCTGAGGGATCGTTTGATGTATATTTTTCTGAAAATAGAAGGAAAGGAGATCGTTAAATGGCAAGAATGAACTACGATGAATATGGTGACATTCGTGGTAATAAAATGCGTTTACAATCTCTTGTTAATATAATAGATGAAAGAAGGTTTGTTGCAGTAATGCCCAACACTTCAATACCTTCTGGCAAAGCAATAATTTCATGTTCTAAAAAGATGTATGATGACATGAAAAAAACTATTGCTGGTCAATTAAAATTTACTTCTCCAACTGGTACAGGAGATACATTTTTAAAAAGATACGGTGCAAAAGCACCTAACAAATACGTATTAACTGCTACTTACAAGTCAGGTAATACTCAAGGGCAAAAATTAATTAAGTTAAATGATTTAGAAAAAACACCAGAAGATTTTGGTGGAGGTGCAGGATCTGGTTTAGGTAGAAAAGAGGGAGATCTTGCAGAAGGTGCTGCATGTTGGGTAGGTGCTTATAGATTTTCATTAGGTGAAACTGATATAGATCGTACTTATAGATGTACGTTGAAAGATTTTGATTCGGTAAAAGATAAAGTAGAAACTAAAAATAGTATGACAGAAATTCATACATTTTTGATGGAAAATTCTGATTGGATGGAATCTAGTATTCTTACTGCTAACTCGCTGTGGAATAGTAAATATAAAAACAAAAATTATCATTGGTATCATGATAATGATTTTATGAAACAAATCAATAAACATTTTCTAAAAGTAAATGCGAGAATGGGAGATGAAGATGAAGAACTCGGACGTCCTTTTAGTGATGTTAACAAATGGAATCCAGCAGATATTTGGTTGTGTGATTGCGGTAAAGTATTTCCTAAAGAAGATTACTTTACAGGATGGAATCAAAAATTATATGATCTTGTAAAAAGTAAAACTTTAGTTGGTGTGTCTTTGAAAAAAATATCAGGAAGCACACCTAAATTAGAAGAAGTAAACATGGATAGGGATAAAACAATATTTAAAAAATTTTCAAAGGCGGGTGCTAATACATTGTTCAATTCTATGGATGTTTATATTGAAGGAGATGGTTTTAAATTACAGATGCGTGATACTGCTGGTAAAGGAAAGACATGGCAGGGAGAAATAACAGGTGGATCTTCATTTGGTAAGCGTGCTAAGGGAGGAAAAGTTGGTGGTGGAATATTTGATCGTATTCTTCAAGAAGTTTATGGTATAGGTAATGGTGTTTTTCAAGAATATAGTATTACTAATGCAGTTAGAGCAGCAGAACAAAATCCTAGTCCATTGGATCAAAAAATATACAATCTTCTACAAAAAGATCATATAAAATCTCGTATTGTTAGAGATGTGGGTGGTAATAGTTATAAAAAAGATGCAACAAAAGTTGCAGAGGAAGTTACTATGGATGAAATTAGAACATCAGGTGGTAGAAGTGGGATGAATAAATCGCAGTGGAAATTTTCAAAATATTTTGGTATGACAGTCCTAGATATAATGTTTGGTAATGGTAATACTGCCAAGCAAAGAGACGAATTATCGACTAGACTATATAAGTACGC